CTCTGTTTCCAGAAAATTACCTTTGTAATGCTCGTGATTACCCATGATATAGATTACATGAGGAAATCTCTTTGAGCAATTATCAAAGAATTCTTTAACCTGTTCGGTCCAGTTACTTGCAACAAAAATATCTCCACTAAGAATAAGCACTTCGGCATTCTCGGTGTTATGCAAATCAATGGTACCAAATTCTAGATGAAGGTCGGATGCGATGGTTATTTTCATAATGAAACTATTATAACACAAATATAAAGAGGGTGCGGCAATGAACCACACCCTTGCCTACAATCAACCCTTTAAGAGGTGTGGTTCGGCAAACTGAGGAAGAACACCAATTTCAATCTTGCGTGGTTTCTTTTGCTCAGGAACAATGTTCTCTAAAGCAATACGCAGAATGCCATCTTTATATTCTGCACCACGAACTTCGACTGTATCGGCTACTTTGATGGTCTTTGTGAAAGACCGTGCGGCGATGCCATGATATAGATATGTTGCTGTTGATTCTTTTTCTTCCCTGTTACCTTTGACACTCAAAACACCATCTATGATAGTGATATCAATTTCATCCTTCTTGAACCCAGCAACAGCCAGTTCAACCATGTAATGGTTTTCATCAATACGGATAATGTTATGTGGTGGAAAGGTATGAGTGTGTTTGGTTTCAGGCTCCAACATCTTCTCAAAATCACCAATGAAACGCTCGAACCCCAGCGTTGAATGTAACAATGGACCAAAAGAAATACGACTTAATGTCATAGTTATCTCCTATTAAGCAAGTTAATTTTACCAACCCTTTCGGCGCTGGCCCGAGGAATTCATTACTAGCCTTAACCTCGGACTGCTAGTTCCCATCCCTGAGAAACTTAGTGATTGTAACTGTCGTTTGGCTTCTTGCCAATATTATATTTAGGGACCAGTTGCCAATCATCCTTCTCTTTGAAGGATATAATCTTTATCTGATGAAGTGGAGCAACATCTTCACCAATTACTTGCGGGTTAAGTATGTCTACTAGACCCCATTCTTGAAGCAATTTTGCGATTGCATTACGCCGTTGTATATCATTCTCTGAAATGTTTGATGGTTTACCATCCAACGCAAATAGTTCTTTGAAGTGTACCAGATAATAGTGACCTTGCTTATGCAGGATATGACAAGATTGGTACAAAATTTTATCTTTACGGGATGATACACCAATACGGGTAAGTGTTTCACGGACTTTTAAGAAGTCATCTTGTTCATTGAGTTTGACCTCAACGAACTTAGTTAAATCTATCATGTCACTTTCCTAATCCACCGATATCGGTTTGTTCTTTTAATTGTTGGATTTGTTCACCACTAAGTAGGCGGAGAGCTTCACGAGCTTTGGTGTCTGAAAAGCCATAGACGGCTTTAATGCATTCTATATCGTCACTTTTTTCAGCTTTAACCCACTTTGCGAACGGTCTCTTTCGTGACCTGATAGTATTTAGTAAAAAATCATTTTGCAGTTTGTTGTCGATGAAGTGGCACCTGTTCATTTCGTTCGCATAACCGATACAGTCCTTGTGATAGGATAGTGACCGATTGACGATGAACGGAGTATAAGATTTCTCAATAGATTCGTCTGTGATAATGTTCTCTTTCTTATAGAGAATCTGGTTTACGAAGTCAAATGGATTCATGTTCGAACAATTTGTGAATATCGTTTAACGAATTTTCAATCATTTCGTCATACCTATTATTGAGGTTGACACGCATATCTTTAACTTCGGACGATTCAGAAAAGAATTCTATGATAGAATGAGGCATTTGAACCGTTCTACCGTCAGCATTATACTTTATGTAGTTCTGTATCTTTTCGTGATTGGTGATTCCAGCCAGACCAGGTTCCATCAACAAAAGAAAATCAAAAGTTTTGCTGTAAACTTTATCTTCACTTGAAATGCCTTGAGTGTTATCAAGCCTGATTTGCTTTGTCTTATCATTCTTCTTACCAAAAATCTGCATCTGAGTTTTCAATTCAAGTTTGGTATTGCCATACTCTGGCATGATAAAGTCATAACCAACCTCATCAACATATACGAGTTTTTGGTTAGAGAATTTTTCAATAGCTTTGCAAATTAAATCAGACTTGACAAACCTCAATGTTGGTTTATTGAAAAAGTCCTTATAAGATATCATCACAGAAAACACTTTATCCCATTGGACATTTGCCTGTAGATATTTTGTAATTTCGTACTGGTAGTCATCGAATAAAATCATAAGTAAGTTTTCTATGTTGTGAGATTTGCATTTCTTGAACGTTATCATTTGAATTCCAAAGAAACCATTAACTCCGTAAGACATGCAACAAGGTTAATCTCTGCATCTGCCACAAAAGCCTGTTTGTATTGGTAGTCTGCGATGATGATAACAGCCTGTGGTATAGACTGAGGTTTTAGAACCTCATACAGGTTATCATACAGTTTGCGATACATGGATGCTGGATCAACATCATTACTGGCAACCCACTTACGAATGGCACCGAAGTCTTTATCTTTGATAAACTTAACGATATCATTCAAAGATACATCAGCAATCTGTGACAGAACACCAGTATCAATCTTACCAAACTTGGAGAACCTTTGCAGTTCATTAATGATGCGGCGGAAATCTGGAAAGTGTTTCTTGATTAACTCTGCAATAACGGCAGGTTCATGTTCAACTGATTCTTCTGAAAGAATGTTTTGGATTCGTTTGAAGAATTGACCAGCCATCGCAGTCTTTTCACTTGCTTTAAGACCAAAGTCAATGACTGCACACCGTGAGTGTAACGGTTCAATGATTTTGTTTTTAAAGTTACAAGTAAAGATAAACGAACAATTGACTGCAAACTCTTCGATTGCATTACGAAACGCAGCCTGTGCATTAGGTGATAGATAGTCTGCCTCATCAATGATGATGACCTTGCGACCACCAGAAAAAGACATTGATGATGCATAGTTTGCAATCTTGTTACGAACAACATCAATGCCTGTTTCAGATGAACCATTAATAATAAGAAAGTCACAACCAATCTCATTACACATGGCTTTAGCCACAGTAGTCTTACCAACACCTGCACCGCCGAACAACAGAAGATTAGGAATGTTCTCCTGCGTTACATACTCCTGAAACGGTTTCTTCAAACGCTCAGGAAGAATACACTCTTCAATAGTTTTAGGACGATACTTCTCCGTCCACAATAAATGTACCATTAACAATCCTCATAATATAAAATAAAAAATCAAAAAACGGAAGGTAATGGGTTATCATCAACCGCACCAAAAGACCTAGTAAATTGACCTTGATGTGTAAAGACCCACCAGAAACCGTTAACTACATTCACTCTTGCTGCAAACTCATCATATATTGCCATCGAAACACCTGGATGGTGTGGTGCAGTATCAACATTCTTGTTAGCTATCATATCAGATAACTTACCTTCAGAAGGGAACAATTCATAATCATCACCGCAGATGATGCCGCCATCAGTCTTTAATATCCTTTTACCTTCTTGGATATCATACTGAGCTTCATCATAGCGGTGCCCACCATCAACATAAACAAAATCGTAATGATTAGACCTTAACTCTGATAGAAAAGGTTTTGATTGAGCACGAATCATATTGATACGAATATCTTTATCTTTAGATTCAAACTCTTTGATTTTATTGTATGTGGATTGAAAGGCATCATCAATGATACTATCTGGATGATCCCTCATCTGTAAGTTACGAGAACCTACAGATTGTTTTGCACCCCACATATCAACCAAAGTTAATGTTGAACCTTCATGTAAATGATCCAACCAAAGTTGTGTTGAACCTGTTCCAAACCAAGTTCCTATTTCGAGAGCGTTGATTGGTCCTTTGAAAAAATCTAATGCCTTTAACATCCATTCTCTTCTGCTTACATGCATTAGACTAGACATTAGTTAATTCATTTTCAATTTGACCATCTAACTCTTCAACACGGTGCTTCAAGACACTAATGGCAGTATGAATATGCCCTGTATCATGTTCTTCAATGCGAGAACTCAATACATTAATCTCTCTCATTAGAGAGTTTTTATGGTTTACCAAAGTGTCTTGAGTCATGTTAAGCCTTTTCGAATTTAGACCCTGCTTCAGTTGTGATCCAGTATTGAAGCGGAATCTTTTTGTTGGTGAAGTGTGAAATACCTTTTGATGAGATTCGAACATCATATGCACCAGGAAGAATCTTGATGATGTTTTCTGTTTTGAATATCATACGGTACTTATCATTGTTTCCATCTTTGATTTCAAGACATTCATTGTGTGCAGCATCATTCGCCGCATCAATCGTCAATACTTTGATTTTAGTACCATCAGATTCAACTGCGATGTTCGGTAGACCAAGAACAGAAGCAGAACGAAGAATCCAATCAAAGTCTTCAGCTGTCAACTCAAAAGAGATTTCAGCATCAGGCATTTGGATTTGTTTCTCTGGAGGAAGAGAAAGCATAGACGGATCACAGAACCGATAGTTAGTTTTACTACGACCTTTGTTACCAACAATCACAGCAGACTTATCTGTGAATTCAAAGGTAGGTGTTTCTTTATGAAGAGAGATAACCGACAGAAACTCATGGATGTTATACACACCAAAGTTAGTAGGAATTTCTTCATTGATGATAACCTCTGCAAGGATATTCTTACCAGAAGATACAGTCTTTAGAACTTTACCTTGCTTGAAGTAGATACCTTGATTGATGTTACCAAAGTTTTTAAGAACTGAAAGTGTTTCATTTGACAGTTTCATTTGTTGCTCCATTATTAAGTTTTTCATCAACAGAATACATTATATCATGCTCATATAGAAACATGAGGCAACACATAGCATGAGCCAAGTGGTGTCTACCTGTTTCAGTATCGTTTTGTTCACCTTCTTTCCATGCCCATATATGTCGTTGCATGGCGTCAAAGTACCTGCGTTTTGAGTCAGGTACATTCTTCCAATTATCACGCTCATACTTTTGAGCACCAATCGTTAGAACATCAACAGTAGCCTTAAGTGCAAGTGGCGGCAGCAAGCCGTATTCTAGCTTGCCGCCGTCAAACTTACGGCCACCCGTTGTTGCATTTTGAGAGGCCTTTACTACATCTTCAATCATAGACGGCCTGTGTATTGAGCCACAGCAGGCATGTTACCAGTAAATGCATAGGTACCAATGTGCTGAGTTCTCATCCATGGGCAGAGATAAATTTCTCCACCAATCTTGCGCCACATTTGACAGAACATATAGTCTTCAGACAGATAACGGTCTGAACCACCGCCTGTGATACTATCAGCAGAATCAATAACAGTATCAAAGTATGCATGAATGTAACGTGATCCATCAAAGTTGGCTTGACCAACATGGTCTGGTTTGTATCGAATAGTTGGAAATGCTTCAGCCATCTTTTCAAATACACCGCGTTTAATCATCATGTGACCAGTTCCAATTTCCATAACCTGAAGTGGTTCTGATACTTGAAATTGTGCAGTACCTTTTACTACGTTAAAGACATACTCACCAACCAAGTTTTCCAATTCTTTTGGATCAAGGTTAGGATGTTTACGAGCCGTTTCAGCTACATTGTTCCAGTTGATTGATTTCTTCGGGTACGGACCGCCGATGATATCTTTATCAAGTGCCATCAATGCAATGATATCTTGAGGTGAATAATGGATGTCCGAATCAATGAAAAGCATGTGTGTGTAATCTGTGCGAAGAAACTCATCAACAAGGTAGTTACGAGCCCTGGTGATAAGTGATTCGTTAAATAGGAAAGAAAACTTAGTTTCGAGTCCATAACGAGTCATGGTCGTTTGCAAATCAAGGCATGATTTGATATACAGACCGTGTGCCATACCGCCATACATTGGTGTAGCAATGAATAATTTGTTCTTCTTCAAATCATCTACGTTTACTTGAATTTCCATATTATATCCATAAAAAAAAGGAGAGATACAAATATATATCTCTCCTTACCAGTTATTTCACCTACTATTAGGCAAAAGCGCGTTCACCTTGCGAACGGATCGCGGCGATGCCAGCAGCAATCATACGCTTGGTTGGTGTGCCCAAACGGTAAAAAGCAACCTTATCACCGTGGGCGTTGATACGGCTGTTTAGGTAAATTGCATGACCTTCATTACGCAACTCATTGATGGTTGCGGAAGGATTGGCAACACCGAAGACGCTTTGCATTTTGCTAGCAGTAAGGGTGTTATAGGCCGAATCTTTCGACAGGTAAGCAAGAACTTTAGATTTGGTAGACATTACAAAATACTCCATAAAAAAGGTCTCTCATATTCCCTAACAGGGTTTTGAGGTGAGACCGAGCCCTCAAATTAGATACATTATAATACAATCAGATACATATGTCAAGCGTTATTCAGGCAAATAAGTTTGTTTGCCTATACTCATTAGAACGGACATTCATCAGTTTCAACAGGCGATACTGTTGCTGTGTTAGCAACATTGTGGGTACCTGCATCAATCTTGGTATACAAGTCGAAGAAACTCATTTGTGTATCCATATCAAAGCGGTTCAAGCAAAGTTTAATTGCTTTAACTTTATCACCAAAGATACCATAAGTCTCAACGATATGCACCAAACGGCGAGTAGAAATCACTTCATCGCAACCGCCATCAGCAAAGGTTTTACGAATCACTTCTGCCCATGTAACAAGTTTCTCGGCAAAATCTTTATCATCTTTACCAACTGAAACAAGTTCTTTTTCAATAATCTTGCGTTCAATTTTCAGAGAAGGAAATTCTTGTTCCATCGTGGTACGAAAACGCTCAAGGAAGGCTTCGTTCAATACATTAGTAAACATATAACGACCGTCTTCTGAACCTTTACCTTTAGTGTTCGCAGTAGCAAACACGGTAAAACCTTCAGCAGGAGTAACCAGTTCACCTTTCTTTTTCAGCATGAACGGTTTGCCTTCAAGAACCCGTTGCAGAGAAGAAAGATTCTGAGCACCATAGTCAATCTCATCAATGCACAGAACAGCGCCTTGACGAGCCGCGGTGGTCACAGGACCATCACGCCATTGCATACTACCATCAATCAGAACATAGTTGCCAAGCAGGTCAGATTCATCAGTTTCAGGCGTCATAGAAATGCAAACGAATTTACGTTTCGCTTTGGCACAAGCCTGTTCAATAGACATGGTCTTACCGTTACCAGAATGACCAGAAATGAAAACAGGAAAGAAACGCTTTGATTCTACGATAGCAAGAACATCCGAAAAGTTACCAAACGGTACATAGTTGCGATATGCAGTTGGTACCAGATTGGTCGAATCAAGGTCGGTTGTTACATTGACA